ATTTGACCGAAGACGATTGGCACCAATTGAGAAGCTCTCGTTTCACGGCATCTGAAATTCACAAACTGATGGGTACTCCGAAAAACAAATCGGAGTATCTGTCTGAAACTGCGAAGACATTCATCTTTGAGAAGGCAGCGGAATATCTAACCGGACAAAAAGCGGAGATGTATGGTCGTGCTTTGGATTGGGGCAAGGAACACGAGAAAGAAGCGTTTGAATACTTCTTTGAGCAGTCTGATGGCTTCTACACATACTATGGTGCGGAAACATATACCTTCATCACTTATGGGGAATGGGGTGGATATAGTCCTGATGCACTTGGCACACACCTAATAGAAATCAAATGTCCGTTCAATAGCTAAACGACCGGAATACTATTGGCAAGTCCAAATGGGTATGGTTGCAACGGAGATGACTGAAGCGTTGTTCTTGTCGTATGATCCACGAATGCCCATCGGCAAGAAGCTCACGCAAACTTTGATCACTTTGGAGGAGGACATTCAAGAAATCATTGACGAGAAGTTGTCTGCGGCTGGAGAACTATTTTTGTCAATTACTAAATAAATCGTTCATTCACCAACTATACTATAAAATAAATTTGTTATTATGAAAGTTAATTTGTTATTTTGATTTATGGATTTGATATTCTTACTCGTAATCACACCCATCACCATTGCGGTGATGTTCGTGTACTGGAAGTTGAAACAATACTTCAATGACTTTGACAAATTGCCTGAAGCATCACCGTATGAATTTGAAAGGGACAACTACATCCCTGAATTTGATACCTACACGAAGGCAATCTACAAACATAAATTTTACAAAGGAAAAAGCAAATGATACAAAATTACTTAATTATCGGAATGGCAATCTTGTTTGCCATCGCATTGGTGCAACTGCAGCGTATGTCAAAGGAACAAGAAGAACTCATTGAGAAACTTCAAAACAAGAACCGATTGATTTGGGACTACGAAACGGAACTTCTCGGAATTAGGTCAAGGATTCAAGAAGCCAATGACCGTGCAAAAACTTGGGAACTACAAGCTAACTTTCTAAAAGAACTGAACGATGACAAACCTAAAAGCACTCGTGGTCAAAGCATCAATAAATAACATCATCAAGTGGCGTGTGTACTTCGCTGGAGAACTTCTCGCAACCTTTGAGAATGAAACTGATGCAATCTATTATGCTAATTTTATAGACAGACAATAATGAATACAAAAGAAATGGTTGCCTATTTATTGCAACACAAACCCGAAACAAGGGATTGCGACATCAAGCTGATGTCTGTAATTTACCGCAGATTATGTGATGGCAAAGACTTCTTCACGGAGTTTGAAGCTAAGCGATTACCAGCACCGGAAACAATCCGTAGATGGCGAGCAAAACTCCAAGAAGATAACGAGGAGTTGCGTGGTGCAGTTTATTATGAAAGGTATTCGTATCAACAAAAAGTAAAAAAAGAATTAGGTTATCCAGTATGACTTTACAATTATTTGAACAAGATTGGGGGGTTGATAATTCCCCGCTTGATGAAACGCAAATCACAACAACCTTATTGTATTTCGACAAAGATGAATTGAAAGAATTTAAGCGATTGTGTAAAGTTGGTATGAAAGTAGAATTTGGAAACGATTACCAGCAAAAAGGCAACTTGACTGATTTTTTATTAATTTTACTCAACAAAAACTATGGATAAAATAATTCTAAAAGCTCAAATGAAACCTTACGAGGGTGATAATTTGAAAGGCAAATTCCTTGATGATAATTGTTTTGATAATTTAATAACCACAGATTGTGATGCTTACGATGTCAATGGCAATATATTATTCAAATTCAGAAAAAATTGTATCCCAATCGAAGTGTTGAAATTAGGTTATGAAAGTTTCAAGGATAGTATTGCAATGACAGATGGTCGTGGCATTGCGTCAGGCAGTAGTCATAAACGCATAAGGAAGGATGGTACAGTAAGCAATATAACCGTTGGCAATAAAGTAGAAAGCGGCAATGTTGGCTATATGGACAAAAGTGCGATGGTGCATTATTGTAGAAAGACGGCATTTGCGAGAGATTATTTCGATAAGTTTTCTGCTGGTATACCATTCGTGCAATTTGTAGACAGTAAATATAAAGAACTGTGTCCGCTGCATTATGATAAACAAATCAAAATTGCAATAGGTACGAATAAAAATTATCGTATCGGTGATACATCGTTTACTACCGTAACGGTTAACCGTAATTTTGCAACTGCCGTGCATAAAGATGCTGGAGATTTACCGGAAGGATTTGGCAATTTGTGTGTGTATCGTGAAGGAAATTTTGATGGTAGTTATTTTTGTCTACCGGAATATCGTGTAGCAATTGATTTGCATAATGGTGATTTATTATTTGCAGATGTTCACAAATGGCACGGCAATACACCATTCAAAAATTGTGATGATAATTTTCTGCGCATCGCTTTTGTTATGTATTATCGTGAATATATGTACAAGTGCAAACAACCAGCAGAAGAATTGTTTGATATGAAAATGAAAGAAACGGGATATTTAACATTGTAAAAAAAATATATTATGAAAAATGACATTGTTTACACGGTGAAATCGCATCAAAGAGTCGATAGGTTTAGAGATAAAACATATAATAAAATAATTTTAGAATATCAATTTGATTTGAATCAAGTTTATGTTTTTGTATCTACACACGAAGATTTGATATTATATTCAAACGCTTTTCCCGAAATAAAAATAATTCAAGCACCATTAGGAGTTGCAAATGTGGATAATTTTATTACCGACTATTTTAGGCAAGGACAAAAAATAATTTATATGAATGACGATTTGACTCAAATTTGCGAAGTATCCGATGAAAATAAATTTATACCAGTTGCAAAAAATAAATTATATGGTTTATGCAATAAAATGTTTGAAATAATGGAAATACAAGGCATCGGGTATGGGGGTTTCTATCCGGTTGTCAATACGATGTTTATGTTAAACGGGGATGAAGTCAAAACAAGTTTATGTTTAATAATGGATCCATTCAGCTTGGTTATTAATAATCATAAAATACGCATAACCATTAGTGATAAAAGTGATTTTGAAAAATCTATTTTACACTACATTGAAAATGGTGCATTGTTGCGTTACAATAGGGTTGCATTCAAAGCAGAATATTATGGCAAAATAGGTGGGTTCCAAGGTCGCAATGCAGAAACTGAAATTAATACAGCAAATCAATTAATGAAAAAATATCCTCATTATGTTGCAAGTGTAAATGTAAAAAAAGAAGGCAAAACGAGTTTGAAATTAAATCAGTTGAAAGCTCGTAAAAAAATTGACTTTGATAATTTATTGACCGAAACAAAAACAATAGACATAAATCAATTGAATTTATTTTAGTATATTTGTTGAGTTAACTGGTATGTAGAAGATACCGAAAGTTAAACCCTTTTGCCCTTTTGAGTTGTGAGTACTTCTACTACCACAATTTGAAAGGGTTTTTTTATTTATGGCACAAGACAAAAAATCATTTCTACTCTACACCGACCAGCAAGGGGTATTCAATCAACTACCGGATGAAATTGCTGGTAAATTAATCAAACACATTTTCTCGTTTGTAAACGATGAAAATCCAATATGTGATGACTTACTATTAACCATTGCATTTGAACCCATTAAACAAGCTCTAAAGCGTGATTTACGCAAATATGACAAGTATGTTGATAAGCAATCTATCAATGGTGCAAAAGGTGGGAGACCAAAGAAGGTAGATGAAACCCAAATAACCCAACGCTTTTTGCAAGAACCCAAAAAAGCTGATAGTGTAAGTGTAAGTGTAAGTGATACTGTAAGTGATAATAAAAAACAAAGAGATGTTTTTAACAAACCATCTATTGTTGACATACAAAACTATATGACAGAAATCGGAATGAATGACATTGCCGAGAAGTGGTTTGACTACTACGAATCTAACGGGTGGCTTGTAGGTAAAAACAAAATGAAGAACTGGAAGGCAGCCGTCAGGACCTGGAAGAATAACAATCTGACAAATAATGTAAGTAACCCACAAATTGTGAACAGAAAAGTATTTAATTTGCAAGAATATGACGAACGAACTTGAGGACTACATAATTGGTCAACTATTATTCTACGATCAAACTCGTGCAATGTTGCCACGAATAAAATCGCAATGGTTTGAAAACAACCTAAACAAACGCATTGTTGAATCAATGTTGGAGATGTACATTAACAACGATGAGATTGATGTGCTAACTTTGGGAAAGAAGTTCAGCCGTGTTGAGATGGTCACCATAGTCAAACTCACGCAGAATGTTTATGGAATGCCAAACATCAGCAGTCACCTTCCAGCACTTGAACACAAGTACCTGAAGAAACAATTCATTCAGAACATCACCAATTTAGATTTGACTTCGGACTTGAAAGAGATTCTCACCAATGTGCAGACAATGGTTGACAACACCAAGTTCACCACCATCAATGATCCGGTCACGATTACCCAAGTTACCAACAAGACGGTTGATGCTATTATCGAAGCGGTGCAAAGAGGTGACAAACTCACGGGAAGACCAACGGGATGGGCAGGACTTGACCGAGTATTGGGTGGATGGAACAACGGTGATTTGATTGTAATGGCTGCAAGACCGGGACAAGGTAAAACGGCACTTGCTTTGTCGCTGATGTATGACTTCGCGAAGATTGGTGGTAAGGGATTGTTCTTGTCGCTGGAGATGAGCAACGAGCAACTTGTCAAAAGATATTTATCATTAATCACCGACCTTGCCAATTGGAAGATTCGCAATGCAAACCTTCGGGAGTTTGAAGTTCAACAACTTATCAATTCAGCCAACAATCAGACGGTTCAATTCTACATTGATGACGATCCGAATTGCAGTATCCAACAAATCAAATCCAAAGCCAAGATTCACAAAGCGAAACACGGACTTGAACTTTTGGTGATTGATTACATCCAGTTAATCAAAGGAACAAAAACAAACCGAGAACAAGAGATTGCAGAAATATCCCGAAACTTAAAGTTGCTCTCTAAGGAACTAAATATCACCGTGATAGTGTTGGCACAGTTGTCACGCAAATGTGAGGAGAGAGCGGATAAAAGACCTATGCTGAGCGATATTCGTGAGAGTGGAAGTATTGAGCAAGATGCGGATGTTGTGATGTTTCCATTTCGCCCGGCATACTATTCAGGTGAGAAGCTTCAAGAAGAAGAAGCCGAACTCATTATCGCAAAGAATCGTCACGGGGAATGCTACACAATCAAAACAACATTTATTGGTGAACGCACAATGTATCAAGAACGACTATGAACCACTACCAGGAAACCCACCTACTAAAACAAGAAGTCAAACGGCTCAAAGGCGTAATCGCCGAACTCAATCAAAAACGAATTGATGAAGTAAAGAAACTTAAAGACGAAATCATAAATCCACGATGCAAGATCAATGAGATTGATGCCGAGTGGACTGAAGCAATGCGAGTGGTTGCAATCGTTTACGATGTCACACCCGATGCAATCGTGGATAAGGTTCGCACTCAAAACATTATGGATGCTCGGCACTTGTTTTGCTATTTATGTAGGAAGCATTTGAAGATGACCTATCTTTCCATCGGCAAGATTCTTCACCGTGATCACTCAACCATCATTAACTCAGTACAAGTGTACGATTCACTTATAGAATATGACCGAACAACCAACAAACTATATGTCGAATCTCTATCCTTACTGGGTTTGCATTTGCACGAAAGGTCTAAGCTCGTCAATACATATTCTCCGGTCTGAGGATGAGATGCTCAGGATAAAGAAAAAATATGAAAAGAATGGTTATATTTGTAGTATTGAAAAGAAAATGTGAATAAAGCGGAAATAATAGAGGAACTGTCAAAAGCGGACTGGCTTACCAAAGCCACGAAGAACATCGCCAAGAACAACGAGTTGGCAAGGGAACTCTATCAATTTTACTTTCTGACCATATTGCAAAAACCCGATGAACAAATTGAGAAAATATACAATGACGGATACATCCAGTTTTGGACAATCCGTCTTTTGTACCTTTGTATCAACGGCAACCGGCATCCCTTTGGTGCATCTCGGATTTATGATCAATACGATGTCTATGACTTGCACTTGTCTGAAGAA